TTTCTCAAGATGCTCTGCAACATTCTTAGCTGTAGTATGCTCTTGCGCTACGAACTTAAGATTTTTTTCGATTTCTTGCATGATCGGTATTAATTCCCTTCCTTGGTTGGTAAAAAACTCTATTGCCGCCATCAAACTCATACACTCTTTCAGGAGCGCTTAATTCTGGGTCTATCCTATAAGCTAATTCAGACCACTGCCATTCAGTTGTTCCATCCTTCTTTTTTGTCATGAGATTATCACTTCTGAAATATAATCGGGATCACCAACTAAAGGCCATTCGGGTTTATAAGGAGTAAATACAAGATTACCTGCAGCATCTATAGTGAATGTATAAGTAACACCAGCGGTTGGAGTAAGCGTGCCATACCCCCACACCTCTGTATGACTTGCCCAATTACCGGTTCCATCACCCCATAAAGTTCCACCACCAAAACCCGAAAGACTCCCAGAATCGGGCGTAAATATGTGTCCTGAAACCGATAGCGGAACAAACCCAGTTAAGGACATACTTCCAGAAGGAACATACCAAAGTTGCGCTAAATTAAAGGTGGGCGCTGAACCTGTAAGGGTTAAAGAGCCAGCATCTGGTTGATTCTGTCCGGTTTCTACAGCACTAGGAGCAAACGTTGCATCCCAATTTGTGGCAGCAGCAGACCAAATTCCTCCGTAGTCACCCCAAGAATATGTTTGTAGAAGAGTAAGCGTGGCATTGTCTGGAGTAATTACAAACCCTTCCCCATTAGCTGGCACTTTACCTGTTAGAGTAAGAGTTGGAGCGCTTACTACAAATTTGTACATTCTCCCAATATCTGGAGAGTAAGCTGTAAATGTGAGGTCTGCTTTATCAACAGATGTATTTGTCCCAACAGCCATTTGAGGCGAAGACTGAACTATTTGAAGATTAGCAACACCGGGAAACGTGAAAAACTCTTTCTTGCCAACAGGAATAGAACCACTTAAAGTTAGGTCTCCTTTTGCTGGGGCAATAGCAGGGCCATCCCATGCGCGCTCAAATGCTGGGTCTTCCCAGTCACCACCTGTAGCTGTCCATGAAGTAATAGACATTTATCTATTACCTATGATTTAGGGTATTTAGTCTTTATTTCATCGACATTTCTTTGCCATGCTTCCAAACCATTCTCCGTAATGTACTCTATTTGGTCTTCTACGTGTCCATATTCAATTAATCTGGACGCTCTATAATTACAATCCTCAAGGACCCAGTTGTTAGTCCATTTATCGCCATCCCACACATAAAGAGGATCACCAATAACAGCAATTTTTCCGTCTTGTTTTGGTTCGGGTGTTTCCGTAACTTCTTCGGGAGAAACTTCATTTGCGTCTTTTAATACTAAATCCCACTGCTGAATCCAGTCGCCGTTAACTAACTTAGGCGTGACTTCAACCGCTTTGTAACCAACTTTATATGGTCTATCAACTTGAACAACATCAACAACTCCAAATGAATCTCTAATATCCTCTCTAGAGAAAGCATCTTCTGGAAATGAGACATTTGGATTATCGCGGCGTAAATCCCCTCTCCCATAAGGGTAGGCCTTTATTTCTCCGTTTTCTACTCTAGCGTACATTTTTTTTCTCCAAAAGTTTAAGCAAACTCAGGCCCAGAAAACCATAGAACCAAAGACTTCCTTACTCCTTTAGTTACGGGCGAAACCCTATGAAAAATATCTGATCTAAAAACAACCATATCACCTTTATTTGCTATATTAGCATTATCACTTTTTAGAAATACGCCATCCTCAAGCCTAGAAATATCTCCGTTATTAATTTTAAATTGTCCTCCTTCATATTCATCCGGGGAGGACAATAAAATACTACAACTTAATTTTCTAGGGCCTTTAAGAGGTGACTCATTTCCTTCCTTGTCTCTTGAACAATCACGGCAACACCAATCTTTATGCCAATCGTAATAACCATCTTTATAATTGTCAGATGGTAACTTGGATGATGCTAAATCTATTTTTTTTAGACTATCAGATGAATAATAAGTTGTGAATTGCGCGTCTTCTAAAAAATCTAATTCAAAATTCCACTTACAATTAACGTTGCAATCATTTAGATAAGGCATGACATTATCTTGAACAATTTTAGTTTCAACACTATTGAAAAACGATACCTTACTATTTCTATATTTTGAAACTCCCTGCTTAGTGAGCGCCTCTTCTAAATCCTTACTTTCTCCAAGAGTTCTAAACAAATCACAAGCGCCTTCTGGTAATGCGTTTCTAAACCATCTATACGTTATCATTTGTATTCTTTCCTAGAGTATAAACTCCTGTAATAATTTTGAACTCTGCTCATAATTCCGCCGAACTCTTTGTTCATAGATTTTTCAGTTTTACTGTCTAAATCAAAAGTCTTTGATTTGCAGTCCTCCCTTCTGAATGGGATAATTTGGGCCAATGGAGTTCCTATTTCTATTATTCTACTGCTTGGGCCATCTGTTTTCTTTATTGAAAATGGAAAATTAACAGGAATTGTATACTTATCTGTATCGACAACTCCGCTGAATACTTGTAATTCTAAGTCTGGTCTATTCATTGGCTGAATAAATAAACAAGAAACTCCGGGTTCAGTTCTTACTGCCCAAGGATTATTAATCCTTAATCCTAAAGTAGTATGATCAGGCCATTCAGGAATCTCTTTTATTTGATTAGGAGAACTCATTCCTAATTGCTCATCTGCTCTAGAAACCCATTCATAATTACCATCTTCTTTCTGATCTATAATTAAATCAAAATGCAAAGGTAAAATGTAACCTATACTCATTGCTTCCATAAATGGAACACACCTTTTAAAGGTTAGATTAAAATCAGCCGCCGATGCGCCTGCGGTATATTCAGAACCACTTGGTTTATCACTAAGGCTCATGGGCCTTCCTTCGCTATCCGAAATTCCCTTTGCCTCTCTCCACCATTTAGGCAGAAACTTTGTAGCAGGTTTTGGTTCTGGAGCGGCCCCCCTAACTAAATTACCTACAGTCATTCCCCTCTGCAGTCCATACTGCATGTCGTATATATGACGTATAAATTCTATTTTGATTTTACTCTCCTCTAGTTTATTAAATTAAAGGATATTATAATCCTTTCTTCTTCACTATGATTGACTTCAACCTCATGCAAAATACTAGAGGGCCATATTAATAAATCACCCTCTTTTACAACTGGCCTATATCCAATAACTGAGCCGTCTATAAAATTATTAAATGGGGAATAAAAACGAGTGGCTGTATGCAAATTTTCATTAAACGAAACAAAAAGAATCCCTGAAAACCCTATAGAACCGTGATTGTGAACTAAATGGTAACAACCTTTTTTGTAAAGTTGATAAAACATGTCCTTAACTTTAAGCCGCATATTTATTTCTTTATAAAATTTATCCAATGCGACTTCTAGAACAGATAATACATATTCACAATATGTTGGTAACGTATTAGAATAATCTGTATATACGCCAAGGTCTTTCCATTGATAATCGGGCCTATCCAAAATAGCCTTCTTAATAATTTTTCCTTTTATCTCTTCGTTCCAGTCTAGAGAAAAATGAAAGAGCGGAACATTGAACATATTGATTGATCTATTAATCATAATTAAAAGTAATTAAAATTAATATAATCCAAAATTAGTATTCTTCTTTCATAATAGACAGGTCAATACCAGACTCATTTTCTTCCACACCATTCACAGTTTTGTTTTTATATATTATCTGCACATTACCTGTGTAAGTTATCCTTACTTCTTTTTCCTTATTAGGTAAAACCATATGTCTTAATATAGAAGGAAAAATAACGATCTGCCCTTCTTTAGCATCACATTCGACAGTATCCTTGAACTTCATAGCCCTATCCTGCCAAAGAGAACTCGTTTGAAGTAAGTCGTATGCTGGAGAAAAGAATAACAGTCCGTTTGCTTTCCCTATTTTTTTAAAAATAACAAAAGAGAAATCAGAATTACCATGCAAATGGGCTTCCTGAAAATCTTTTTCATAATACTCATTAGCCCAAAAACTAACTAATTTTAATTTATACTCAAACGGAATTACACTATCAGTAAATTCTTTAACATTACTCATAATGTAAGAAACACTTTCTTGGTCAGTATTTGTTACACCCCTATAAGAACTTAAAGTATTAGAATACCAAATTCTATTTGGAGTGTAGGTTGCGTTAATTTTATCTATGTTAATATCTTTAACGCAATAAGGAAACCCAAAAAGAGAAGTCTTACTGGTCAACTTGTACTCCATAAGTTCCGCCTTCTCCACCGCCACCGCGAGCGTTATCCCCTCTTCCCGGATCGCCACCTTCTGCTTCTATAGTTCCGCTATTAGATAGGGTTCCGGCATATACATAAAATATAACGCCACCGCCAGAACCGTTGCCACCTGCGTTGCCAGAACCTCCATCAGTTCCATTGGCAGATATTGTTCCAGTTATGGTTAAATCACCTTTAACAATAAGATATATTATACCACCAACCCCATCACCGCCATCGCCACCACTGTTGCCAGCGCCACCGGGGTTTCCTGCGCCACCTCCGCCAGTTCCTTCTGGACCAGCATTTCCACCTGCACCACCTCCAAAATTTTGGGCTGGATTTCCGCCGGGATCGCCTTGCCCACCTCCTCCGCCGGGACCTCCAGAAAAGCAACCTCCTTTACCTCCTGACCCGCCTCCGCCACCGCATCCACCTCCGGTCCGGTCGCCTCCGCCACCTCCTCCAGTAGAAAGCGTGGTTCCGCCTGTAGAGCCGTTTGCCCCACCCCTTCCCATCCAACTAGAGTTTGCATCTCCTCCACCACCTCCCGTACCACCGATTCGAGAAATCTGTAGATTAATACCATCACTAGATACTGCTGGATGATTGGCTACAGCAGATACAGCAGGGCTTCCACCGCCTGCAAACGTAGGAGATGCTAGAGTATCAGTTGATCCATCTTTTATAAAACCAAGTTGAAGACCGTTAGCGTTAGCCGCCGAACTATCTGAACCTCCAGAAGCGGTTGGGTCAGCCAAGCCCCCCATAGCACTCATGGTCAATGTTCCTGCTATGGTACAATCACCATCAACGTATATTAACATGCCTCTACAAGGCTGATCTACAGTATAAGTGTGTCCTGATTGAATATTCATGCTAGTATAATTTCTAACAAGTATATCTCCATCATAAGACCCATTTTTATTTTGGACAGTTTGGGTATCTGAACCATCGCTGGTAAAAGCGCCATCAGAGCCATCGCCCCAATAATTTAAGTCACCAGCACCAGCCCCGAAAAATCCAATTTTGCTTCCTCCTATAGGCATAATCTATCTCCTTAACCCATCGCCAATCCAGCAGAGAATCCGTACCATATAGTTCCTGCATCCAACGTAGTGAAGACAATAACATCTACTCCGCTAGTAGTTAATGTAGGGGCAGTTGCAGCGGGCCAATCAACTGCGGCGGGCCAGTTTACAGTTTGTGATCCACCATTGGTTAGAATAAGCAGAAAAGAACAACTCCTGCCTGTTGCCGATGGATTGCTAAAAGTAAATGTAGTTGTGCTTGTGTCAACAGTTCCAGTAACAACATTACCAGCGGTAATGTCGATATCTTGAGTGCCACCACCAATTGACCCGATAGCATTTGCAGTCTCAGCAATATCTAAAAAGTATGGCCTTTGAACTTGATAATCAGCGTGATTAACAAGACCGGCAGCACTGGCAGTAACCGTCTTAGAGGTTTGAACAGTTCCTAAAGTAGTAACATCATTATAGTCTATTTCAGTACTGGTAACGTTTACTCCGTCTAATTTATTTAGTTCAGCAGCAGATGAGGTAACTAATGTACCACCAAGCTTCAACCCATTTGTTCCGTCATGAGAAGCAACATCAAAGTCAAACGCTCCATCTTCAATCGTAACATCTCCATTAGCGTCTGCTGTTAATACTTTAGACTCTTCTGATTGACCTAGCGTTGTAATATCAAGATAGTTCAATTCAGTAGTAGTAGCTGTGCATCCGTCTAACAGATTCATCTCTGCACCATCCGACGTAACAGCAGTAGTGCCAGAAAGACCACTAAATTGGTTCTTCAAAACAGCCTTTATAAGACGCAAATGATCGTCGCCCTGCGATATCGGGTCGGTAGCAGTAGGATTAGCCGAGTCTAATTCGCTAATATATGTTGCAGATTCTAGTCCCATAATAGCCTCCTATGCTAATTCAAATATGCCACTGGAGCTTGGAGTAACAGTAAGCGTGTTATCTTCTGCTAAAGTAAACTGAGATGTAGTCAGTTTAGAAAAGCAAACTAATTTGCCACCTGACTGGTAAACAACAGCGTATTTAATATTCGCAATTGTTCCGCCAGTAGCGGTCCATACAACAGCAGTTGAATCAAAACGATACTTATCAGTCGCAACAGAAGCCCATGTACGGGCCGTAACAGATGCGCCTCCAGTTGTGTAACCATTGCCACTAGCAACCTCACTAGCAAGTGAAGCATATGTAGATAAAGCTGCATTATTTACATTAGCGCTTCCTGCGCTAGTATGAAGTGATATATAGAAACCAACACTTGTACCATCTAGATCGAACTGACCGTTGCCTATGTATTCCCTAAAGGAATTGTAAAAACTCCAAGCAGTAGCGGCCATTTTAATTTACCTCCTCTTTAATTTTTAATGAATTTGGATTTTTAATGATGTGTGAAATAAGGCCATCTCCATGCACAGCCAAATCGTAATGTTCGCCTGTTTTAGCAATCATATCAACGAACTCTTTTGCCTGATGGTAATTCGCCGCAGTACAAGTAAACTCTCTTCCAGCTACTGTGACATCTATAACACCTTCACCATCATTTTCAGGCTGATCATAAGCATGGTGATCTGTCATAATACAACTATCAAATCCATACATTTCAAACTTATGAAACCCTAACATCCTTAGTAAATGAACGGCTCTCAACGCAACTGTAGCGCCCCCCATTATCGGATAGTATTCTTTTCCGTACTCTTCTTTTAAAAGATCAAAATTGTCATCTCCAGCGCAATGCCATATCCATACTTTATTATCCTTAAGATTTTCAAATACAGAAGGATGGCACTGAGATGAAATAAAATATTTACAATCTTCAACTAATGGATAAACAAATCTGTTATTAAACTCCCTGCTATCCAGCATTACCATTCCTGAAGGAGTAAGACCATTATCCATACAATATTTATGAGAACCATTAACCGTAATTACAGGCATTCCACTCTTTCTTTTTTCTAAAAGATCAGGAAAAGTTTCCTTCAATGTGAAGCCTCCTAGAACTATTCCAACCACCCTATCCCACTGGGTTTCATAAGGACGGACTTGAGGTAATCCTCTCTTGATATTGTTTTTTATATTATCTCTTATTTTATCTTTATCTTCGTTAACGCTGCAAATAATTTCCGGTATTGGATGCAATTTTTCAACACCAACCAATGGGGGTTCTGAATGCACTCCTATCTGAAGACTCATGTACTGAACACCATTCTTATCTCTAGACCCAAAGTATTGGTAGCCACAATATCAACATCTATTCTGATGACATCGGCAGTAGAAACTCCACCATAACTGCCTACGACAGATGGGGTAGCGGCTGTGGAAGAATCTTTCTCCCCTGAATCAATAGTTATAGCAGTTGAAAGCATATCCTGACCATCGGTTAGATTATGCAATTGAACTGTAGTTAAACTTCCAGTCCCAGCAGTATACACATGCGCCTGAGCGCTATATAAATTCTTCCCATTCAATGTAGATGGTATTGTAACATGCGTAATACCATTTCCTACAGTTGGACCAATAGTATCAGCAACACATTTAACAACTAAAGTTCTTTCTGTAAAAGCGGTAATTTTATCAAACAGAATTGACCTTGTTGCTCCTGCTGATGTATCATAAAAAGATATCTTATCTGCCGCCATATCCGCAGAAGAAGCGACACCTAAATTAGGAATCGCCTCCTGCTTGTCATCATTTAAATTAGTAAAATTGCCATCTGCTTCAGCAAATGTCAAAGGCGATCCTTTTGTTTCTCTTAATGTAATTTCTGCCATTATGCGTCACTCACATATCCTGTGGTTATATAGTAATCCTGAAAATAAGGCATGTTCCCATAAGGGAAAGTCCTTGGGCTTTTTTCATAGAACTTCTTCCCATTAGTCATACGGTAGGAAACTCTTCGTGGTGGCCCCGTTCGTCTTCCACCAATTCTAAATTTTCTCATTAATATCTTGCCTCGGCTTCAGGCTCTAATGAGCGCCTTGTTCTAGATATTGGAGGCATTGCGTCCATATCATATATTCTAGAAAGAGCATCTAAAAAATCAGGATGGATGGTGGGAAATAACAGGTACTCATTTCTTTTAACCCAATCCGTTAAATCATACACCTTTCCTTCTTCATTCTTTCTTAGAATTTTTTTAGAAATCAAAAACTCCTTCTTCTGTATTTTATAATCTTTTTGATGAGAAGTCAATTTTTCTTGATCTGTAGGGAAAGGAAAAAAGAAGGAGCCATCTTTTAAGTCAGGCTCTAATCTTTGTATTCTGTCCCTCTTCGATTGTGACCCACCCCCTCCTGTCCAGTTTAATTCATACACAGGAAAAGAACTTCCATCAATACGCATCATTTCTTTAAAATGTTCTATGTCCGACTGCGCCCCGTATCTCTCGTATCCAACCTTAACTTCCCTTATTCCCGGCGCTGTCTTCCATTTCGTCCTAAGCATCTTCAAAGCCTCCCATCTTTCTGACAAAGATAATCTATGGCATACCCCATCCAAAAGAAACTTATTATAATTCGCGTCAACTCCAACCACAGCAATAGCTGTTCTGTTCGACCCTTTCTTTCTGGAATGAGCCGGATCACACATTATATAAGCATTTAAAGTATAAGGACGAATCTCCCATTCATTCCACCACTCTTCTTTGAATACTACGTCCGAACCAGCAATAGGATTTAAAAGCTGTTGACAAGCGACTATATAAGTAGAGGTTGTCTTCTTTATTTCTTCCCATCTCTCGGGTTGAAGGAAGACAGGCTCTCCTTCCATTTTTCCATCTACAGTAGCAGGATGTATTCTTGGTTTTACCGCAGCCCTCTGAAGGATGGTCCCATAAGTGTCCCCATAAGAATATCGAGTACCAGCATATTGATAACGAGGGTTATGGGTTGACCCCAAGTTTAATGACAATTCCCAAGAGAGCGTTGTCTTTGCTATTTGTTCTGGCGTGTTAACAGCATCTTGAACAACTACGTCGTCATAAATAATAAGATCAAAATGTCGTCCAGTAGGCTGACCATCCACAAGTCCGTGAGCCTCAATAGTTTGTTCCTTCGGGTTAGCAAATCTCCTAACACATATACCCTCGTTCTCAGCCCATTTGGGGGCCTCAAGTCTAGGCTTATTCCAGAGGATATCAGGATAGAGTTGTTTAAGCTTTTCATTAGAATCGAATTCCTGCATTATCTGGCGTAAAAACGGTTTTGCCTGTCTAGCGGAATACGATAACAATCCTATTGTTATATCAGGGTTACACAAGATTTCCTGAATAGTGCCCAAAAAAGTAATGATTGAACTTTTATAATGAAACCGCGCCCATAAATCTAAATGGCTATCTGGGGAAGACTCTACTTCCCTGCATCTTTCATAAATCCACGGATGAACCATATCATGGCGGTTACACAAAAAGACACCAAGATAAAAACGGTCCAACTGACCCAGAGTCCTAATGAAAGAATCGTCAATATTAGGATCATCATGGCAATCAGCATATGCCAGCAGAACAAGTTCAAAGGGCGCAGTGTGCGCCCATTCAGCAAATTTTTGTGCAGCATCGGCATTATTATTCTTATGTCTGACGCTATTTGCTATAACAGGCAACACACCAGCACCCTACTTCTTTTTCTTGTATCCAGAGGCATAAGCTGCGCGAGCCTGTCTTTCTGCGCCCTGTCTAGATTTATAAACCTTTCCTTTGCTCCCCCACCTATAACCGCCTTTAACTTTTTTAATAGGCATATTAAATTACCAAGTTGGAACACCCCAACCCGGGGGTGGTTTTTGTATATTCAAAGCAGGATGATTTGTAATCCAGTTAGTACCCGTGGATGTAGATGTATTAGTGGATGTTACTGGAGCGGATTCCCCGTCTAATATCCATTTAGGAACTACCAATGGAAGTTCTGTTCCAGATGCGTCAGCTTCTATAAGAAGCCTTAAATAATCCGGATACCTAATGGCATTAAAAAGAACGGAATCAGGCAATGACTCAGCCCAAGGATATATAGATCGCATTATGTCAAGAGGATACTCTGGGCCTTCAGCGTCTCCCGGGCCAGTTGGTTCTTGTTTTATATTGGCCGGTATATTTTCATTAGTAGTCGGGTCTACCACACCACTTGTGGTTGATCCGGCTAACCCGCTTAACATGCCGCCCCATAACCCTTGGAGAACACCACCCAATCCTGCTTGAGCCTGTTTCTCGGTCCCCGGCATAGCAATTCCATTCTCATCTACTGGAATACCATTTTCATCAGGAGAAAACATGGGGTTGTATTCTGCCCAATCAGCAGCAGAATGCTTGCCTGATAAGTTGGTTCCCTCCTGACCAAACGGGATTCCATTGGGAGCCTTACCGTCTAGTGTGTGTGATAACGCAATACCACGGTTTTCCATATCCTCATTGATATCATCAATCCAACCTTGCCACGATCCATCAAACATTGATTTAATACTCGCAACTCCAGCCATCGCTGCTTTCTTAGCATGATCGGGATACATTTCTTCACTCTTCTTGGGCCCGTATTTAGGAGCGGGTTCATAAATAGATTCTAGAGGACTTTCTAAAGGGGAATATTTGGCTGTCTCATAAGCCGTGTTCATCTCTTCTTGTTTCTGAGCCATGACCGGATCAAACTGGGGTGCAACGATCCCATCGGTCCAGTTCAAATTATTATTGGGATTCTCCCAAGCTGCATAAGCAGGAGCAGGAGATCGCATTGCTTCTTCCACTGAATTAACACCATATGCTAATCCGGGTGTTGGGGAGCGCATCGCTTCTTCGACAGAATTAACACCAAATGCTAATCCGGGAGCGGGGGAGCGCATTGTATTTTCAACAGTATCTAAAGGATTATTAGGGTTTTCCCAAGCAGTATTTGGGTTATTCCACGCTCCAACTTGGGGCCCTCCTACAGCCGTGGGGGGACTATAGGTGTCCATCACCCATGCTTCGTAGGCCGCCTGTTCCTGTTCGGCTTTTTGGGCTTCGCTGAAAGCTGCTTCTACTGCACTCTGATTTGTGCCTACACCTACAGGGGCCGCTGACGGGTCAAACTGCATTCCTTGATTAAAGTCATCAAGAAAGGCGGCAGCCTTTTGACCCGGGGATTCTTGCTCAACTGTAGCGAGGTTCAGGCCACTGCCGTAACCACCATAGCTAAGACCTGAAGGGTCATCTAAAGGATTAACAGACCTAAGAGTAGATGGGTCAATTCCTATAGCCGCAGAAAGCTCGCCTAAAGAGGGTTGATCGCCAAGACTATCTAAACTTACGGAAGGTGAAGCATTGTTCAGGCCGCTACCATAACCACCATAGCCAAGGCCTGAAGGGTCTGTATCCATACCCCATCCTTCCATGCCGGAGCCCATGGGGTCTTGGTTGTTGGATGTAGCTGAACCTTGAATAGCATTTGCGGCATTATCTAAAGCATTAGCCATTCCATCAATTGCATTTGGAGAATCAAAACTAACAGTTGGATCAGCGCCACCAGCGGATGACTGACTACCCTGATTTCCTCCAAAAGATGGGCCCCCAAAATCTCCTTGCTCAGGCATAACAGCATACTCCTATATTCATAATAACCCTTTGGTGGAGGCGAGGGGAATCAAACCCCTGTCCAGAAAGTGAGTTAACCTTTGTTCCTGTCGAAATCATTACGCCCCCTAATGAATGCTCTTTTCCATTTCTTTTATACCCATGTTAATAGCCTTTTCAAGAATAGCGTCCACATCTACTTTCTTCTTAACCTCGACAGTTCCCGAATGAGCAATTTCCTTTTTCTCTTCTTTTCGGCTATGAGAAGAAGTCCAACCAAAACGATTAACCATATTCATTAACCAGAGGCCATGATTAAAACCTCTTGTGTCAAGATTCTCTCTACCCTGTCGAATCCACCAAGCTTCTGACGCTTCCTTTCCGATCTCAACAACCTCTCTAAAATTCTGCTTTTCTTTATCTGCGCTCTTTGCCCATCTGTGAAAAGTGGACCGATTAATACCCATTAAACGAGACGCTTCCACGATAGTTCCGCCTTGATCAAACAAACCCTCGACTCGACGACTCATTAGGTCAGTCCAGATTGTTGCAAACTTACTTTTTTTTGCCACGTTTTCTCCTTGGTGTGCTGTCTTTTTTTCCTTTAGGCCTACCGGGACTTTTGTTTCTATTGCTCGCTCTACTAGACACTGTTAAATTACTTGGAGAATTGTTTCTTGGGTTTCCATCTTTATGATGAACATCCTTTCCATCCCCTTTCTTTTTTAACCCGGCTTTGATTAACCTTCGTCTAGCTGTATTACGGGCAGCCCTATTCTTCTTTTGTTCCGGCTTGGAACCATAGCGCTGATATTCTAACTTAATGCTACGAGCCATTTTTCTTTCCCTTTCTTTCTAAAGGACCGGGTAATATCCAACCTAAAACCATCGGCACTACCAATACTAATATTAATGCCCAACCTCCAAGATTTATAAGTTTACCTATAAGAGTGAAGAAGTTATCAGGAGCCTTGTTTATCACCTGTGTAGTCGGGGTCGTATCCGTCACCTCTATCACCGCATCTGTCACAAAGGCACTGGTCGTGGCTCCCATCACCACTGGTGCAAGCGCACCCCCACTGAGTGCAGATGCCGCAGTAGCACCTATCGCTGTCCCTGTTGCGACTATCGCTGACTTCTTTAGCGTTGAACATCCGGTACAGGTGAGCCAAAGAATAAGGC